ATGCCGTCCATGGACCATGGTGTGCAGCCTGCACGTCGCGGGAAGAATGCTCGCAATCAGGCCGAAGCAGAAGCTGGTGGCACTGGGCGACTGAAACCCGGACTGAAAAAGGGCGGCTACATGAAGGGTAAGGCTGACTCTGGCGGAGGTGCACTGGCTGATGCTGCTCTTACGAGAGCCAAGAGAGTGTTGAAGGGTAAGCATAAACTGAAAGCACCTCTGAAAGCTTCAGCGGCAGGCATGCCGAAGAACGTCAAGTGCAAAGGTGGCAGCGTTGGATACGCGAGAGGTGGCAGCATAAAAAAATAGCGAGGCGAGAAGCCGAAAATGTAATGGACAAACACATTAAGGCTCCTCGCCCACGGGGACATCAGCAACGTCCAAGCGGTGGACGAGGAAGTCGTGCACGCGGAGCGAGATAGATGCCAACATCAGGAACAATCGGTTCAACAACTTTTTTGAACCAGCAACTCATCGACCACGCCTTCCGGCGTTGCAAGATGGTTGAGCAACAGATCACAGGCGAGCATTTACAAATTGCTCTCGAACTGCTGTGGCTGTACACCATGACGCTCAGCAACAAGGGCATCAAGCTGTGGAACGTTGTGCCTATTCTCCTGCCGATCTACGAGCGAAACCAGACTGTGCCATGTCCTTTGGGTACCGAAGACACCTACACAATAAATTTGCGTAATGCGAATCGAATCACCGGCAGTGCGACTGCGTCGGAAGGCGTCGCGGACAATGCTTTCGACAGTGACTTAGCGACAGCGTGTGTTCAAACGATAGCACTGGGCACCATCACCATGGATCTGGGTAGTGATGGTGCCACTGCAATACCTATCTTCGGGATCATGCCTAACGTTTCTGGGACGTGGGACTATGTGATCGAAGCGTCGAACGATAACTTCGTCACCGCAGTGCCGTACATCACACGCACCGAACAGGAAGTCGTCGCGAACGAATGGATCTGGGAAGACGTGCAGGCACCGAATCGAGAGACGGAGTACCAGTACTGGCGACTGCGTGCGACCGGTACGACGGTGCTCGATGTGATTGAGCTGGTCTATCAGAACAAGCCCAACGAGATTCCGATGTACAAGCTCAATCGGAACGACTACGCAAACCTGCCAGACAAAGCGAGCACTGGACGACCGACGCAGTTCTGGTACGACAGGCAGCGCACGCGACCGGAGATCGAGTTGTGGCCGAGCCCCGGTGCAGAATTTACATTCGATCAGATCACAGGTTTCGTGCAGCGACAGTTGCAGGACGTCGGTGCACTGACAGACGAACTGGAGGTGCCTGATCGTTGGTACCTTGCAATTATTTGTGAACTTGCTCGACAGCTGAGTCGCGAGATTAAAGAGGTGGACGTCTCACAGTTGCCGTTCATCGATACCGACGCAGAAAAATATTTGAAAGACGCATGGACAGGTGAGACCGATGAGTCGGAAGCATACATCCGGCCTAACATTTCACCGTACACGAGGTAAGCATGCCAATTTTTTTGGATCCAACTGGGAAGACAACGTTCGGCATCGGCATTTGTGCCAGATGCTCATGTAAGTTTTTTCTGGAAGATCTGCACTCGGATCCAAACAGTCCGGGGCTGAAGGTCTGCATCGATGATCTCGATGATTACGATCCGTATCGTTTGGCTCCGCGTCAGGCTGATCGCATCACGCTGCCGTTCTATCGGCCCGACCAAGACCTGACTACCGGTGGACCAAATCCGAATGTTAATTTCCTCGGTGGTATACGTGAAGCGTTTGGTGCAAGTCCGCGTGAAACAGAAGACGGGAGACTTCGTGTGCTCGAAGATGCAACAGTGAATCAGGATGAGGTCACGTAATGGCTAACATAAAAATCTCCGATCTGCCAGACGCAGCATTGCCCTTGGATGGACCTAACAGTTTCTTCGAGGTGCAGACCATTGAAGCTGGCGTCGATGTTAGTCGCAAGGTTGCGTCGGACCAGTTGACACTAGCTGCTGCTATCAACATTGAAGACGAGGGTGTTCCGCTTGCAACTGGAGCAGAGACGCTGAACTTCGTCGGTGCAGGTGTCCAAGCGACCGGTGTAGGTGTCCTGAAGACGATTACGATTCCACAGTCAGGTCAAGTTGACTCTGTCGTTGGTGGCGTAAACATCACCGTTGACGCTACTGATCCAATCAACCCTATCGCTAACCTCGATGCTGCAATCACAGGCGTCAGCGTCAATGGTGTCAACCTGTCTGACTTAGGACTTGCGACGAACTTCCTCGATGAGACAGGTGCGTACTCTGTGCCTTCCGGTGCCGGTGGTCAGGTGGACTCGGTTGTGGGAGGCACGAACATCAGTGTCAATGTCGCTGACCCGGTCAATCCAATCGTTAATCTCGACGCAGCGATCACGGGTGTGAGTGTCAATGGTGTGGCGCTGAGTAATGCAGGACTTGCTACTGACTATCTCAATGAGACCGGTGCTTACAATTCTCCGACGAATGGAGTTGTACTCACCTCAGGAGGTGTTGCGACAAACTACCTCGATGAGACGGGTGGCTACTCATTGCCACCGGGCAGCGGGGTTCTTACACCTTGGGTATCCGACATCGATGGTGCTGGGTTCACTCTGGAGGATGCTGGCTATCTCTTCTTGAGCGGACAATCTGCGGCTCTCCCAGATGTTACTGGTCAGGGTCAAATCTGGGTGGAGCAAGGAGCGGCAGGAGATCCTCTGTGGGCTGAAGTTGAATTACTCGCTGACATGGATGGTGCTGATGGCGCGACTTCGTACACCGAGATTTCGGTCAACACAGCTAACGCAACATTCTTTGGAACCGCTGAGCTAGACACTGCACAGTTCAACTCTGGAGTATCATCTTTACTGCTTGATGGTAACAGCGACTGGATTACCTTCCCTGATATCGCGGCCTATGATCTTGGAACACTAAGCTGGACCATTGAGGGTTTCGTTCGCTTCAATACCCTGCCGCCCCTTCAAGCATCATCAGGTCCCGGCTTCGTTTTGTATGATTCGCTAAAAGGCGGCAGTGCCTACGTCCAATACGGCATCATTCAAGATGCCTTTGGCTTCCGCGTTAGACTTGTCGGTCAAGATTGGGGTGCTGAGGTTGGGACCATCAGTGGTGGCATTAGCACTGGCGTCTGGTATCACTGGGCTGTGACCCGAGATGTAGGCGGCGACAATAATATCCGTGCGTACTTCAACGGTCTCTACGAGGTTGCTGACTTCGGGGTTTCACCGGCTGATCTTGGTAATCCTGATGAACCGATCATCATTGGTTGTCGCGATTCTACAGATGCGTTCATGGATGGCTGGATTGACGATGTTCGCATGACAGTCGGCACTGCTCGATACACAGGAACAGGAGCCTACACGCCACCGTCCACGCCTTACTTGACTGCTCCGGGATCTCAGGGTTTATTCTTCGTTGATGATGCTGGTCTCAGCACCGATCTGCTCACAGTTGGTGCCTCGCAGACCCCATGGTTATCAGCCATCGACGGTGACGGCTTCGATCTCAACGACATAGGCGTCCTCTTCATGCGTGAGCAAGCGGCGCAAGAAGCTGACGTGTCAGGTCAAATGCAATTTTGGGTAAGAGATGATGCCTTTGATCAGAGTCTCCGGGTTGTCACTGGGAGCGGCATCGTAATTCCCATTGCTGCTATCAACGAGTCAGATGTAAATGACAGCAACATAGCTATTCCGGGTGCGGCTCCTTCTTGGACAGAGGTTTTAATTTCTCAACCGAAGGAAAATCAGAAGTACATGTACCAAGCTTCGGTGCAGGTTTTCTCGCCAGCCGCAGATGACATCAATATAGAGTTAGTCATTGACACGCTTGCTACCTTTAGCGGGATGGTGTTCTGGGAAGGTGGAGGTGGCTCAGGTTCAGCGGGACTGCACTCAGCCATAGGTGAAGTCATAACAAATATCGTTGCTATCTCCACCGATGGGGGAGTTAGTCCTGACGCAACTTACATCACAATCATAGGCTGTCTGATCAACGGCAACCAAGCGACGACCACAATGTCGCTTCGTTTATCGAAGCAGTTAGACACCGGGGCAGATGCCATCGCGTATCTAGGTGCCGGTCATTCGTGGAGAGCAGTACAATCAACTTAATTTTACGTGGGCGAAAGCCTTAACTAAGAGGAAAGAAAAATGGCAAAGCAAGAAGTATCAGCAGTGCAGATTCAAATGGCTGCAGCAGCGGGTGTGAAGATGTTGCAGCAGGATGATTTGATGGTGCCGCTGTCTGTATCAAAGTCGGGAGCACTGGGTGTTCTCGAAGGATTGCTACAGGCACTGGCGAATGGTGAAGTTGTGCTTGCACAACCGCAGCCGGAAAATTTGGGAGCAGGTGGCCCAAAACCCCCTATAGCTCCCGTGGAAACCCCACCCCAAGGGGACCAAGAGCCAAGCGGGGAAGAGGGAAAGGCCGCAAACGAAACCGGAAGCGACCCAAGCGCTGACGCATAAGGGATAGGATTATGGCTGCGAGAGAAGTTTCAATAAGCACAATTTTTAGCACCATCGCTTCACTCGCGGTCGTGATCCCCGTTCTGTGGTACGTCGGCAAGCCACTCATCTCGTCTGCGTTGGCTGAAGACTTCAAGCAGATCGCACAGGATCAGGCACAACCAATTAAGTCTGCGTTCTCAGTGCTGCTGACACGTGACATCAACTCGTTGCGCAAAGAGATCGCAGCGTTGAAGTTCCGGCAACGTCAGGACACGGACTGGGAATCAGACGACGCAGAGTATCTGACTGATCTGCAGATCGAGCTGGAAGCGTTGCAAGAAGCGAGAGCAGAATTGAAAACGGAAGACACTTCGTGATTGATCGCGAACAATTTATTGACCTGATCATCGAGCCGACTCTCGAAGATTTGGGCCTGTACTCGACAGCAGCTTCCGAGCTGGTGCTGGGCACATGTCTTCAAGAGTCGAGACTTATTTACATCAAGCAACTGGGCAGCGGTCCAGCGTTGGGCGTGTGCCAGATGGAACCCACAACGCATGATGACATCTGGAATAACTACCTGCAGTACCGTGACAGGCTAGCGGCAGCTGTGTCTGAGATCGGAGGTCCGGATTCGCGAGAGTTGATCTGGAATTTGAAGTACGCAGTTGCGATGTGTCGTGTGCATTACAGGCGTGTGCGCGCTCCACTCCCACAAGCAGGGGACCTGAAAAATCAGGCTGCTTACTGGAAGGAGCACTACAACACAGATCTCGGACGTGGCACGACGGACGAGTACATCAATAACTGGAGGAAGGGACATGAACATTAACACTCTCACAGGAGCACTCATTGCAGCGCTGATTCTATTTGGATCAAGCGTCGTAACGCTGTTCACCAGCAATCCAGATCTGACGTTCGCCGATCTAACGACAGCGACGTGGGTTTCTCTGGTCGGTGGTGCAGCAGTAGCATTCTTTAAAGATTACCAAGCGCTTACGGTGCGGCGTACGGTGAATAAAATCTCAGGCACTGGAGATGGAGGTATTTAGTATGGTGAGGAAACTCGACTACCGCTACGCATGGTTGATGCTCTGGCTCTTTGCTCTTGCAGGGTGTCAGACTGCAAACCCTCTTGCGGCAGCGGAAACGTCAGAGCAGCGAGCCTTTGCTGCTTATGGCACGTTTGTCATTTTACAGGAGACGGCTGCTGATCTTGTTGAAGATCCAGCCATCCCTCGCGGTGCCAAACTACGCATCATTCAGGCAGAGGAACGAGCGAAGCCGGTGGCTGACAGTTTGTTGGACGCCTACACGGCATTTCTAATTGTGAGAGCAGAATTTGACGCGGGAGAAACAAGCCAAGAACGCTTGGCTAGCGCGTCGAGGGAACTTGATGGTTGGATTACAAAGTTAGCTCCCCTGATAAACGAAATAATTCGTAACATCAAAGGAGCACAATAACAATGGATCCAATTTCACTAGCACTACTCGCAATCAACGGTCTGAGTACGGTGTTGTCCAACCCTGCATTGGGTGGTGGCAGCAGCGTAAAGATGGGCCAAGCCTCCGAGCTACTCGGCTTACTCGGCGCTCTACTTTCACAGGGTGACGACGCGCTCGATGACCTTAAGGAATTTACTAAGACCATCGAGAACATGGCTGCGGAAGGCAGACCACCCAATGACAGTGAATGGGCTGTCATGCGTGCAAGGTCTGACGATGCGCACGAACGTTTGCAGGCAGCGAAGGAGGAGCTTCTTGAAGAAGAAGAGCCGGAAGAAACTGTGGACGACGAAGTACCAACCGACCCCGTTGACTCTGAACCAGCTTCACCCGCAGTGGAGACACCGACTGAAGAGCCGGTCGATTCACCTGAAGAAGAAGATCCACCCGTAACAGGGTGATTAGGAGTAGCTAATGCCGGTCTCGATGACATTCGACTCGCTTCAAGCGGATCTCCGTGCATATTTGGAGCGAGGTACAGCCGTCGATCAAACCGTATTCGACCAGCTGCCCAGCCTGATCAATCTGGCTGAGCGTGAGTTGGCAAATCGGTTGAAGATCCTCGGCTTCGTATCCGTGGTCACGGACACGTTAGGTGTCGGACAATCGGTAATACCAAAGCCTGATCGCTGGCGTGACACTATCAGCATCAACTTTGGTGTGGGCGCAACACAGGTACGCACCCCCCTGTTTGCCCGAAGCTACGAATACTGTCGGCGCTATTGGCCGGATGAAGATTTGACTGCTCAGCCGAAGTTCTACGCTGACTACGATTACTTCAACTGGTTGATAGCTCCGTCAGCTGACTTCGCATATCCATTTGAAGTCAACTACTGGGAGTTGCCTGCGCTACTGGATAGCACCAACCAAACGAACTGGACGACGGACTTTGCCCCGAACTCCCTGCTTCATGGCGCGCTCCTGCAGGCAACTCCATTTTTGAAAAACGACGACCGCATCCCTGTGTGGGAAGCGATTTACGAAAAGGACGTTGCGATTCTTGAAGGACAGGACATCAAACGCATCGTCGATAGAAACGTCACAAGGGATACAGTCTGATGGGATACACCGACGTATTTGGAGGGCAACTGCTCTTCCCTTCGCAGCTTAGCTACTTACAAATTGACACGGCTGTTGACATAGAACTGCAGTGGGCACGTGAGCAGCAGATCGAAGGGACGGATGTAGTCGCAGACTTCCTCGACATTAACACCACGGCTCCGGCACTCAGCGTTACGTTCCCCGACGCACGCAACACGAGCACCGGTAATAAATCGACGGTCAACAATATCGGCGGCAATGACTTCACCATTCGTGACCACACGGGTGGCGTCATTCAGTTCATCGGTACTGGCGAGCAGTGGGTCATCGTGCTCACCGACAACTCGACAGAGGCAGGCATCTGGTCAGCGTTCCAGTTAGGCGCAGCTACGACTCTCGCATCTGCCTCTGCACTAGCGGGCGCAGGTCTAGAGGCTGATGGCTTCGGCATGCTGCAGCAGATCATCGACTCTGACGTCGAAGCTGGGACACCTATTACGGTAGTCGATGGTGACAGAGCGAAGTGCCTGATCTACACCGCAGGTGCAGGTACTGCGAACTTGCCGTCACCGGGAGCAGTTGGCAATAACTGGTTCTTCATGTTGCGCAATGCAGGCAGCGGTACGCTTAACATCGTGCCTCCGTCTGGTGACATCGATGGTAGTCCGAGTCTGAATTTGGATCCGAACGGCAGCACAATTATCTTCACAGACGGTGCTGACTTCTTCACCATCGGTCTCACTGTCGCTTCGACCATTGCATTCGACTTCGTATCGCTTGCGGTACCGGGCTCAGGTGACTTCGTACTCTCTGGTGCGAACCTCGACAGGATCTCTTATCGATTCACGGGCGCACTCACGGGCAATCGTAAGATCGTCGTCCCGAATACCACGCAGCAGTACTGGGCGGACAACCAGACAAGCGGTGCATTTACGCTTGAAATTGCTACCGCAGCTGGTGCAGGAATAATTGTCCCGCAGGGGCAGAGCATCATCGTTTACTGCGACGCTACCGACGTGATCAACGCGACGTCATCTACCAGTGTGGCGTTCCCGATCACCATTGGTCAGGGTGGTACCAGTGCGACGACTGTCGGTGGTGCACAAATCAATTTGCAGGTGCCTCCCGAAGGCCGACTGATCAATTCAGGTGCAGGTCTCGATGGAGGTGGTGACCTAACAGCAGACCGCACGCTGATTCTTGACATCAACTCAGCGAACACGACACCGAC